CAGACTCCCGCTGAGGTAGTACCATTTACCCTACTTGACGGTAAATGGTCGGACTGACACCAACTGGCAGGCCAACAACACACAAAAATTAGTTAAAACAATAACTTACAAAAATACCCCAAAAACAGCAAAAAACAGCGCAAAATCGAGTCGAATTTCAGCCAAAAAATCGGAGTAAAAAACCATGTCTTTTCGTCGCAAAATGAATCGCAAATCTTCGCGTCGTAATTTCACGAAAAACGCATCTCGCAGTCCCAAAATAAACACGCGTCCGCGTCCTATGCGCGGCGGAATCCGTCTCTAATGGGATGGGGTGCTATAAACCTATCGAGGCTTACCGAGGACTCAGGCGAACAGGCAACGGGAAGCTTCCCGTTGTCTTTGATCGCCGCGAATCTAATGGACAAGCTATTAAGCTACCGTGCGGAAGGTGCATCGGTTGCAGGATGGATCACGCCCGAGCTTGGGCGGTTCGGTGCGTCCACGAATCGCAAATGCACACCGAGAATACCTTTATCACGCTGACCTATTCACCCGAACACTACCCGGAGGACGGTTCCCTATGCTTAAAGCACTTTCAAGACTTTATGAAACGGTTGCGAAAATCTATCGCACCAAAAAAAATCAGGTTCTTTCACTGTGGGGAATACGGCGAAAAACTCAATCGCCCTCACTACCATGCTTTACTCTTCGGGCACGACTTTCCCGACAGGACGCTGTGGCAAATGAAAAGAGGCTCACCGATCTATATCAGCAAACAGCTACAAAACTTATGGCCGCTAGGCTTCACAACCTTAAGCGACGTAAATTTCCAGACAGCCGCGTATGTCTCCCGTTATATCCTGAAAAAACAAAACGGCGAAAAAGCGATTACCCACTATCAGAAAATAGACCCTATTACTGGCGAGCTGTACCAGATCGCTCCGGAATATACGACGATGAGTCGTGCTAAAGGCATAGGCTCTACTTGGTTCGATAAATTCGAATCAGACGTTTTCCCGAGCGACGAAGTCGTCTTGCAAGGGAAAAAAATCAAGACTCCAAAATACTATTCAAGAATATTCGAGGAGGCACACGCCGATGCATACAAAGAGATAGTAGAAAAGCGTAAAACCAAAGCAAAACAATTCAAACAAGACAACACTCCCGAACGGTTACAGACGCGACACAATGTCGCGCTGGCTAAACTCAAAAATCATAAAAGGAACTTTGAATAATGAAAATCTTCTCAGTATTTGACCAAAAAGCATCCGCCTACCTTCCGCCGTTCTTCCTTCCTAATCGGCCTATTGCCGTGCGCACTTTCGCGGATTGCGTCAACACCCCGGATCATCCCTTTAATAAACACCCCGCGGATTACCTGCTCGTCGAGCTGGGTGAGTGGGATGAAACATCTGCCGCTATTGACCTGTACCCGGCTCTGGTTACTATCGGGACAGGCTTTGAATACAAGGACGCAAGCTAATGAATCGCAACGCCATGTCCCACCGTTTCTCGGAAGTACCGGCCGCTGATATTCAGCGGTCGTCTTTTGATCGATCTCATGGTCTCAAGACCACCTTTGAGTCATCGCAATTAATACCCGTCTTTATAGACGAAGCGTTACCGGGCGATACCTTTAACCTGTCGATGACAGCGTTTGCCCGGCTTGCGACACCGATTAAACCGGTGATGGATAACATCTACATTGACTCTTTTTTCTTCGCTGTACCCTATCGTTTGGTATGGGATAACTGGGAGCGTTTCAACGGTGCACAGGACAATCCTACAAGTTCAACGGACTTTGAGATTCCGCAGATCACGAATCTTGCAGTCCCGCTCCCTGTCGGCTCTCTTTACGATTACATGGGTCTGCCTACTGGCATTACTCAGCTGTCTTTTAGCAGCTTGCCGTTCCGTGCCTATAATCTTATTTGGAATGAATGGTTTCGAGATCAAAACCTACAGGACAGTATTACCGTCAACAAAGGAGATGCCACTGAATCAAACCTGCTCCTCTACGGTTTACAACGTCGCGGAAAGCGACACGACTATTTCACATCCTGCTTGCCGTGGCCGCAAAAAGGCGATGCCGTAACCATCGGTCTCGCCGGTTACGCTCCGGTAAATCCCCTGCGTCAGGGCAACACCGAACCAGTGTTCGGGTACGCAGGTGCTCCTAGCCAAAACGTCAAATTGGGTTACGGTCTTACGACCAATAACCTGAACGTTCAGGGTTTGGACGGTACCAACACAAACAATGCAAACGATTACTTCTACTGGAAACAGACCAAGCTCGAAGCTGATCTGACGCAGGCGACAGCCGTCACTATCAACGATCTCCGCGAAGCGTTCCAAATGCAACGCATGTTGGAAAAGGACGCGCGCGGGGGTACTCGTTACACTGAAATACTTAAAGCGCACTTCGGCGTAACATCGCCCGACGCGCGCCTCCAACGCCCCGAATATCTCGGCGGCGGTACGTCTTACGTCAATATCTCTCCGGTGGCTCAAACTCAGAGCACCGATGCAGCTACTACACCTCAAGGCAATCTTGCCGCTATCGGGACTTCGACCCTGCATGGGCATGGGTTCGTGAAGTCCTTCACCGAGCACTGTATCGTGATCGGTCTCGTCAGCGTTCGCGCTGACCTTACCTATCAGCAAGGCCTAAGTCGTATGTGGTCGCGTAAAACGCGCTACGACTTCTTTTGGCCTACTCTCGCCCATCTGGGCGAACAAGCGGTTCTTAATAAAGAGATCTACGCGCAGGGAACTGCGGCGGATAATCTCGTTTTCGGCTATCAAGAACGTTTCGCCGAATACCGCTACAAACCCTCGCAAGTGACCGGTAAATTCCGGTCTCAGGATGCCGGCTCTCTAGATGTTTGGCATCTTGCGGAATACTTCGCTGCTCTGCCGGCTCTCAACGCAAACTTCATTGCGGACTCAGCGATTAACACCGTTGATCGCGTTATTGCGGTTCAAACGGAGCCGCAATTCCTCTTCGATGCACATTTCAATTATCGATGTGCTCGACCCATGCCGCTGTACGGCGTGCCTGGGCTAATCGATCATTTCTAATGTCGATCTTTAAAAAACTCACTAACTTTGGGAATTCCGCCTTAGGCGGCACCACGATAGGTGGTGCCGCCTCTCTTTTGGGCGGATACATGGCGAATCAAGCCACGGGCGATAGCACCAAAGATCAAATGCGCTTTCAGGAGCGCATGTCCTCTACAGCTCATCAGCGCGAAGTCGCAGACTTGCGCGCAGCTGGCCTCAATCCAATACTCTCCGCCAACGGCGGAGCTAGCAGTCCCGGCGGTGCTAGCTATACGTCTCAAGACATACTTACACCTGCTGTATCAAGTGCAAAGGAGGTACGACGACTGCACCAAGATATTAAGCAAAGTAATGTGAATGTCGAAAACATAAAAGCAAATACCGCCTTAACCAAACAGACTGCAATTAATCAAGCTATTGATGCCAGCTTAAAAATGGAACAAATCAGCACTCAAGCTGAAATCACCAGAAAAGAGCGTGCACTTGCACGCGAAGCCGCGCTAAAGGTAGGCGCGGCAACTCTCGGGAATACTTCCCGTCAACAGGAAATAATGATTCGCAGAATCGAGCAGGGACTTCTGGAGTCCTCGATCCCTAAAGCGAATCTTGAAAAATCGATGTACGAGTCAGATGCCGGTAAAACCGTCTTCTGGATCGACAAATTAATGGGCAGCGGTGGCGGCACTGGTAAAGCCATCCGCTCCATACCCTATCGGAGATAAACCTTGACTAAAAAAACGCAGCCGGAAAATGGCGTGCAATTTATTGCGCGCGATTTTGTGGCAACCAATAAGCCGCGCACGCAATACAGTCCATACACACCTAAATTCCACCAAGAAGTTGGAATTTCTCTGACGAAGCAATCGTTCGCTGAGGAATGCGACGTTAATAACATCGTCGCTAAATACGCCGTCACCGGCCAAATAACACACCTGAACACTCGCCTTGCGGACTTCGGGGAAGCCCCGAATTTTGACTTCCAGCAGGCGATAAATCAGGTGAAAAATGCCGAACAAATGTTCGGCCAAATTCCTGCCAAAATTCGTGCCGAATTTGAGCACAATCCGGGCAAATTTCTCGAATTTGCCCTAAATCCAGCCAGCCTTCCTAAAATGGCTGAGATGGGATTAATCGACTTGGTCGATCTACCAGCCCTACAAAGTGCCTCGGGCACGGCTACGGGCAATACAGAGCCTCCTGAGGCTCCTCCCCTCCCCTCAGCGTAGGTTTCAGACTCCCGCTGAGGTAGTACCATTTACCCTACTTGACGGTAAATGGTCGGACTGACACCAACTGGCAGGCCAACAACACACAAAAATTAGTTAAAAC